AAGCACAAAGATTAGGTCGTGCAATCCTTTTTGCAGAACAAAATGAATCAGAGACAGTTACTTTTTCAACCTCAATAGATGCTGGTGTTGTAGTTAGACCAGGAGCAGTAATTGAAATTAACGATCCAGTGAGGGCAGGAGCTAGAAGAGGTGGTCGTGTAATCTCAGCAACAACTACAACAATTACTATTGATGCTTCTTCAGATACATTAATGCCATCTTTATCCGATACCCCAGAAATTAGCGTTGTTTTAGAAGATGGAACGGTAGAAGTTGGAACTATATCTGCTATTACAGGATCAGTAATCACAGTTAATTCTGTAAAAAAAGTGAATACTGAAGGAGTGCAAGTAACGCAAAGTAATTTTACATCTGCACCTATAGCAAATTCACCTTACCTAATTTCTAGTTCAAGTTTACAAACACAGCTTTATAGAGTCATATCAGTTGTAGAGGAAGATGATGTTGGTTATGTAATTACTGCTTTATCTTATGTAGCTAATAAATATGCTTTTATAGAAACTGGAGCTACTTTAGCTACTAGAACAGTCTCACTACTTACAGCATTAAAAGACCCACCAACTAATTTAGTTGCTGTAGAAAAAATAGTAGTTCTTAATAATGTTGCTAGATCAAAATTAATAATTACATGGGAACCTGTAGAGGGCGTATCTCAGTATTTACTTAATTACAAATTAGAAAGCGGTAATTTTGTTTCTGTAGTTGTATTTAGTAATGATTTTGAACTTCTTGATACTCCTCCAGGTACTTATACAATACAGGTTTATTCTTATAATTTGATTTCTAGACTGTCTCTCAGACCAAAGGAAATAGAGTTTATTGCTAGAGGAAAAACAGATAGACCTCAAGCTGTATCAGGATTAACTATTGAGCCAATTAATGAGCAGTTTGTAAGATTAAGATTTAATCAATCAACTGAGACTGACGTACTTCATGGTGGTCGTGTTTACATAAGACACACTAATAGAACAGGAGCAACAGCTAAATTTGAAGCTTCACAAGATATTATTGAAGCTATTGCTGGTAACTCTACCGATGCAATAGTACCAGCATTACCAGGTACTTATCTTGTTAAATTTCAAGATGATGGTGGTAGATTTAGTGTTGATACAACTAGCGTTTCTTTATCTTTAGTAGATATAACAGACTCTGCTCTTGTCAAAACCGATAGAGAAGATATTAAAAGTCCTACACCTTTTCCAGGAACTAAAACCAATACTGTGCTTCTATCTGGAGCGTTAAAACTTACTGACCCTACTACACAACCATTAGGAGAATATGATTTTCAAAATATCTTAGATTTAGAATCTGTATTTACTTTAACTTTAAAACGACATTTTCAATCTATTGCTTTCTTTTTAGGTGGAGATATAGTAACTGCTGTATACGCACAAACTGGAACAACTGTTACTATCACAAGTAACAATCATGGAAGAGCAGTAGGAAATACAATTATTTTTGATGCAACGTCTGGTGCTGGAGTTGATGGAACATATATTATAACTTCTATTTCTACTAATACTTTTACTTTTACATCAGGTACTTCTCAAACAGTAACAACTTCAGACTGTACATTTCAATTTATAAACACATTTGAATCACTAATTCCTGATACTGGACCTGAGTTTGGTGGGCCTCCTAATGGTGGACTTGATGGTTATGCACAAGATGGTAATTTTGATGGTGCAGAGGCACAAAACACTAACGCTCAACTTTTAGTAGCTACAACAAGTGCTGCTCCTAGCAACGGTTCAAGTTATCAAGCATCCGATTTTAATGGAATAGATTTTAATGTGTTTGCTAATGGTGCGTTTAAGGGTAGAGGGTTTAAATTTAAAATTAAGTTAAATGCTGATGTCAGTTCACAAAATATAAGTATTGAAGAAGCTGGCTATACAGCAACTATGCCAGTTAGAACTGAACAATCCACATTACTTTATTCTGACAATGTAGGAGATGGTACTGGCAGTGCTATAGCAAAACAGGTACCATTTACAAAACCATTCTTTACTGGAACTTCAAATACAGAGTCAGTTCCTAACCCTTCTGTTAGTATATCTCCACAAAATTCGCAATCAGGAGATCATTTTACGATTACTAATGTATCTGGAACTAGCTTTACAGTTACTTTTTTTAATAATAATAGTATTGTTACTAGAAGTTTTACATACAATGCTGTTGGTTTTGGTAAAGGAGAGTAGAATGGTAAAAAAGTACTTAATCTAAATGGCACAAGTAAGTTCATATAACGTAGCTAATCGTACTGGTGCACAAGTTCGTGCAGATATTAATGACATTTATGAGGCTATAAAAACTTGCAACAGTGGAACGAGCGATCCATCTACTCCTGAAAAGTTTATGCTATATGGAGATTCAGCAGTAGGTGATGACAATTTAAAAATATACGATGGTGCACAATTTAGAACTATAGGAAAAGTTACAGAAGATAATTTAGGTCTTTTACCAAAGGCTGGTGGCACTATGACAGGTCAGTTTTTAGCTGATGATGGGGGCACTGTTGCTGCACCAGCTATAGCTTTTAATAATGACACTGATACAGGATTATATAGAGTTAATTCCAACGAATTAGGAATTGCTGCAAATGCCACAAATATAGCAACTTTTACTATCGGTGGTCAGATTCTAGCAGGTAATTTATCTGTTGCACCGACAACTGGCGAGGCTAACATACAAGTTCAAACGAATAATCTTAATAATGAAGATGCCTATATAGATTTTGTCGCTGATACAACATATACAGATTATGGTTTACGTCTTTTAAGGGGTGCTACAGGTGCAAATACTGTTTCACAGTTAGATCATAGGGGCACAGGTGCATTAGAAGTCATAGCTCATGATGGCGGTACGATTGATTTTAAATGTGGTGTTGCTGCTAGTAATACCCTAGTTACTAGATGGAAATTTGATTCTGCTGGTGTCTTTAAATGGGCTGAACATTCAGGAACCTTGCCATCAGGTGCAAATGTTAGTGGTGTTATAGTACCAAAAGGGTTAGCAAGCAAAACAGGATCTAATGCTGCTGCAACATTATCAGGTAATTTGTATAATTTTTATTGGGATGGTAGTTCACCTAATCAATTAAAATGTTGGATTGATGAGCAGGATGTAGGACAGGTAAGTGGCCCATCATCTGATTACAGAATAAAACGTAATATTGCAACGCAAACGGAATCAGGAATAGACAAAATAAAAAAATTAAGACCTATTACTTATCAATATGCAGATTATAAAGTTTTTAAAGCTAGTGATTCTATTAGAGAAGGATTTATAGCACATGAAGTACAGGAGGTTATCCCAAGTGGTGCGGATGGAGTAAAAGATGGAGATTCAATTCAATCATTAAACATAGATGCAATAGTTTCAGTTTTAACAAAAGCATTACAAGAAGCAGTTGCTAAGATAGAAACATTAGAAGCTAAAGTCGCTGCACTTGAATCAAACTAATGGCAACATACAAAACTGCTAGAAAGAATTTCACAGTTCAAAGAAGGGCAGATTTTCCTCTTCAATTAAGATTCAAAGATTCGGCTGGTACAGTAACTGATCTTACAGGATACACTGTTGCAGCATCAGTTTATAATAATGACCGCAGTACTTTATTTGCTAATTTTAGTGTTACTTATACAGATAGAACTAATGGATTGGTTGATTTGAAATTAAGTGATACTGATACTGAAAATTTTTCTTTAGCTATTCTTGAATATGACGTAAAATTAACAGATCCTAACGGTGATAAATTTTATCCTTTAGAGGGTAAACTGTTTATAAGTGAAGGTTACACAGCATGAGTTCTTCTAATCCTATTGCCATTGTTGAAATTATTAGCCAAGGGCCACAAGGTCCAGCAGGTGAGGCTGGAGCCCAAGGACCGCAAGGAGAAGGTTCTGCCACTGTTGCTATAGGTACAGTAACCACAGGAAATGCTGGTACAAATGCTTCAGTGACTAATGTTGGAACTACAACAGCAGCCACATTAAACTTTACAATTCCAAGAGGAGATACTGGAGCAACTGGAGCAACTGGAAGCACTGGAGCCACAGGTGCTGCTGGAAGTGATGGCAGTGATGGTGCTGCTGCGACAATAGCTGTTGGGACAGTTACTACTGGTGCTGCTGGATCTTCAGCTACTGTTACTAATTCTGGATCGTCAAGTGCTGCTATCTTTGATTTTGCGATTCCAAAAGGCGATCAAGGAATACAGGGAATCCAAGGTATTCAAGGAATCCAAGGTATTCAAGGGCCAGCAGGGAATGACGGGGCAGACGGAGCGATCAGTGATGGAGATAAGGGAGATATTGTTGTAAGTAATTCAGGTGGTACTTTCACTATAGATAATGATGTTGTTACTGCTGCTAAGTTAGCCGATACTTCTGTTACACCTGGTAGTTATACAAATACAAATATTACAGTTGATGCACAGGGAAGAATTACATCTGCTGCATCTGGTTCTGCTGGTGGTGTTACTTCAGTTACAGGCACAACTCCTATAGTTTCTTCTGGTGGTGCAACTCCAGCTATCAGTATTTCAGCAGCTACAACATCTGCTGCTGGTTCAATGAGTTCAGCAGATAAAACAAAATTAGATGGAATAGAGAGCAATGCTACCGCAGATCAAACAGCTAGTGAAATAAGAACTCTTGTAGAGGCAGCTACAGATTCCAATGTATTCACTGACGCAGATCATACAAAATTGAATGGTATAGAAGCAAGTGCTACTGCTGACCAAACAGGTGCAGAAATAAAATCTTTATATGAAGCCGAAAGTAATACTAATGCCTTTACTGACGCTGAAAAAACTAAGTTAACAGGAATAGAAGCTAGTGCAGATGTCACAGATGCAACTAATGTAGATGCTGCTGGTGCGG